CTATGAATGGAACAACTACAGGTGGGATCGTTGGATCTGTAATTCAAGTTACAGCGTTAGAAACTGCTCAATACTTGGTACACAATACTTTGATCTTAGGATCAGGAACTATTGTTACACCATTTAGCGATACGTAATAGATAATTAATTTGTGTGAGTCTTTGGACTCACACAAGTTTTAAGGAGAATTAAATATGAGATCAGATGTAAAAGCGATTCAAATAACAGCGACAGGTCAAGTGTTTGGTGGAAGAACAAGACTAAGAGGAATTATTCTTTCTAACACAACAACTACTACTGATACAGGATCAATAACTTTACAAGATATCGACGGAACTCAATTCACTGCAGAGGTTCCTCCAGGAGATGTTTTTACTTTTAACATGCCTGAAGATGGAATTTTATTTAAATCTGGAATGACTTGTAGTGCTATTACTAGTGCTAAATCAACCGTGTTAATAGATAAGTAAGGATAAAAATGGATTCAGATCAGAAGACATTAAACATGACAACAGTAGGAGCTAACACTCTTGCAAGAGAAGGTAGAGCTAGAATTACTTCTATTCAGGGATTAGGTATAGCATCATCTACAATTATTTTTTATGATTCAGCAGATGCAAGTACGCCAGGAACAGCAGTAGCTACTTATAAATATGGAACTGAAGGATTAGAAGTTTACGTTCCAGGTTCAGGTATTAAATTTGAAAATGGTATTGTTTATAATTTAGCAGGAGCAGGTGGAAGCATTACAGTAACTATAACAGGAGCTTAATGGCAACTTCAGGAACTACAGTCTTTGAAAAAAATTTTGCTATCGATGATATAATCACCGAAGCTTATGAAAGATTAGGACGTTTTGATTATTCAGGTAATGATATAAAATCTGCAAGACGTTCTTTAAATATTATGTTTCAAGAATGGGCAAACAGAGGTTTGCATTTTTGGGAAGTTGGAAATAATGATATCACATTAGTTAATGGTCAAGCTGTCTATACAATGTATAGATCAACGTCTGATGGAACTTCAGATGCAACAGCAGTTTATGGTGTTGATGATATATTAGAAGCTGTTTATAGAAATTCTTCTTCAACTGATTTTCCATTAACAAAAATAAATAGATCTGCATATCAAGGTCTTTCAAATAAAACAAATACAGGAACTCCTACACAATATTTTGTACAAAGATTTATTGATAAAGTAACTATTACTTTATACTTAACTCCAGGTGCCTCTGAAGCCGGAAACAAACTTAATTATTATTATGTAAAAAGAATTCAAGATGCAGGAGCTTACACTAATGAAGCTGATGTACCTTACAGATTTGTACCATGTATGTGTGCAGGTTTAGCTTATTACCTTTCACAAAAAGTAAAACCAGAACTTACACAACAAATGAAATTATTATATGAAGATGAATTAAAAAGAGCATTAGAAGAAGATGGTTCACCTTCAAGTTCTTTCATAACCCCAAAAACTTATTATCCAAATGTCTAATTTATCTAGAGGAAAATACGCACAATTTATATCTGATCGTTCTGGTCAAGCATTTCCATATACGGAAATGGTTATTGAATGGAATGGTGCACGTGTGCATACATCAGAGTTTGAAGCAAAACATCCACAACTAGAACCAAAACCAACTACTGCAGATGGACAAGGTTTAAGAAATGCAAGACCACAAACTTTTACACTTGCTTCTGGTGGCGGTGGTGGAATAGCTGTAGATTTAACTTTACCTGCACCATTTGCTTATAGAACTGAAACAAATAGTATGGTACCAGATAATGGAAGTGAAATTAATGTAAAAAGAGAAGCACAAATTAATTTAGGAATAGTAACGGTAACAACATAATGACATACGCAGAATTAGTACAAAAAATTAGAGATTACACAGAAGTTAGTTCAAATGTTTTAACTGACTCTATTACAAATGATATTATTCGAGATGCAGAATTAAGAATAATGAGAGATGTAGATGTTGATGCAAATAAAAGATATGCAACAGCTCAAGTAATTTCAGGAACAAGGTTTATTGATACACCACAAAATACTTTAGTTATTAGATCAGCTCAAATTGTAGATTCTGATGGAACAAGCAATCCAGATAATAGAGAATTTTTAGAGTGGAGAGATTCTAGTTTTATGTCTGAATTTAATCCTACTAATGCTCAAGGTGTTCCAAAATACTACAGTTGGTGGGATAATGACACAATAGTATTGGCCCCAACTCCAGATGCTACTTACACAATTCAGTTAAATTATATCTTGAAACCAGAGACTTTATCTAGTACAAATACACAAACATATATTAGCCAACAATTTCCCAATGGTTTATTATATGCATGCTTAGTTGAAGCATTTTCATTCTTAAAGGGGCCAAATGATCTCTTGCAATTATACGAAGGAAAGTATAAACAAGTATTAGAAGGCTTCTCTATAGAACAAATGGGAAGACGAAGACGTGATGAATATCAGAGTGGTGTTCCTCGTGTCGGTGGTAAATAATAATAAGGAGAAAAAACTATGGCTATTACACAAGCAATTGCAAATTCTTTCAAAAAAGAATTATTGGAAGGTGAGCATAATTTTGGTACTGGTGATGACAAGTTTAAGATCGCTCTTTATACTTCTTCAGCTACTCTAAACTCAGCAACAACTTCATTCACAACTGGAAACGAAGTTTCAAATACAGGTCAGTACACTTCTGGTGGCGGGTTACTTGTAAACAATGGAACTTCTATAACAGCCGGTGTCGCAAGAGTTGACTTCGCAGACAGATCTTTTACTGGAGTGACGTTAACTGCTAGAGGAGCTTTAATCTATAACACTTCTGCAACTGCAACTAATGCAGCTGTATGTGCTTTAGATTTTGGAGCAGATAAAACAGCGACAGCAGGTGTTTTCACAATTCAGTTTCCAGCAGCTACATCAACAGCAGCGATTTTAAGAATCTCTGGTTAGTACATAGGAGTTAAAATCCTATGGCATCAGGAACTTGGAATACAGGCTTTTGGGGCCAAAACCAATGGAACGATTTAGCTAATCCTACGTTTACATTAACGGGGGTAAGTCTATCTGGTGTCCTTGGTACAACTACTGAAGCTGCCGGTGAAATAAATACAGGTTGGGGACGTATTGAATGGGGTATTAATGCCTGGGGTGAATTTGGTACTGCACTTCCAACAGGGGTTTCTGCATCTTTTAATATAGGAACTATAGCTGTACAAATTGATGTCACTGCAACAAATTCTACAAACAATAATCAAACAATAACTGGTGCATTAGGTGCTCCTGTCATTGATATTCAATCAAAAGTATTTCCAACTGGAATAGAAATTTCTAGTACATTAGGAATAGCTGACGCTGGTCCTGATGCGATGGCTACAGGTAATCAAGCAACAGCTTCTGTAGGAAGTGTTGAAGCATATAACTTAGAAGGTTGGGGACGATATTTCTATGGTCAATTTGAATGGGGTGCTACCGGTGAATGGGAAAGTGTAGAATTAACAGGTATAGCATTATCAGCAAATTTAGGTAATGAAACAATCACAGGTAACGCAAATGTAACTGCTAATACCTTAAACGTAGCTCAAGTAACAATAGCAAATGTAGATCCAGCTCCAGATGCTGAAGTAACAGGTAATTTCATGATTGGTTCTTTAGGCCAATTAGGAATGCAAGGAGATGTTCCACAAGACGTAACAGGTATTGCAATGTCTGCAGGTTTAGGAAGTGTTGTAGCAGTTCCAGCACAAGAAGTAGACGTTACAGGATTGCCTGCTCTTGCTAGAGTAGCTTCTGTTACAGCTACAGGTAACGCAAGTGTACCACTAACAGGATTTGCCTTGACTATGTCACAAGGTTCTGGTAATGCTTTAATCTGGAACGAAGTAAACACAGGTACAGCGCCTATAGATCCTCCAGGATGGCAAGAAGTAGCTGCATAATGAGTTTGACACAAACTCAATTTTTTAGTAAAGTAAACGCAAATAAGGAATTTAAATTATGGCAAATTCAACATCAGCTAGTTTAAAATTAACAGTTCAAGCAACTGGGGAAAACTCAGGAACTTGGGGACAAATTACAAATACTAACTTACTAATTCTTGAACAAGCAATTGGTGGTTATGACGCATTTAACGTAACTAACGCATCTAGAGCTTTAACTTTTACAAATGGTGCTTTATCAAATGGTAAGAATGAAGTTATTAAATTAACAGGAACTCTTGAAGCAAACGTAAATGTTACTATTCCAGATTCAGTTGAAAAAACTTATATAGTTGAAGATGGATGTGACCATGCAGGTTTTACTTTAACTTTTAAAACTACATCTGGAACAGGTGTACTTTTATGTGAAGGTCACACTTACACATTATATTCTGATGGAACTAATGTTGTAAAAGCAGGTGAACTTAAAAAATGGAGAGCAGTTTCAGCAGCAGAAACAGTTCAAGCTGGAGCTCAACTTTTAGTAAATACAAATGGTGGAGCAGTTACAGTAACGCTACCCGCTTCTCCAAGTGCAGGTGATGAAGTTTCATTTATAGATCAAGGATATGATTTTAATACTAACGCATTGACTGTTGGTAGAAATTCTTCTAATATAGCAAACAGTGCAGCCGACCTTACAGTTAATACCCAAGGTGCTGGTTTTAGTTTAGTGTATTCTGGAGATGCTACAACAGGATGGACTTACAGGGAGAAATAGAATATGGCAAATTACGAAGCAACTAGATATGATTTTGATGGAGCAAACCTTACAGGTATAGAAGGAATTCCTACAGCAACTATTGTGCCGTGGTCAGATTCATCTGTTCCATCAGGTTTTTTAGAGTGTAATGGACAAGCAGTAAGTCAATCTACTTACGCAGATTTATTTGCAATCATTGGTACAACTTACGGTGATCCAGGAGGTGGTAATTTTAATGTTCCTGATTTACAGGATAACGTACCGGTTGGAAAATCTAACAACAAAGCTTTAGCATCAACTGGTGGGGCAAACACTGTAACTTCAACTGGAAACATTGCAGGTTCAACAGCTAATGCAACTTTATCAACAGCACAACTTGCTTCTCATAGTCACTCGGTTCCTAGAGATGGCCCAACAAACGATCCAGCTAACGCAAATTTTAATCGTGCAAAATTTGGACAAAATGCTAGTCCGGGTAATTTTAATAGTGGTAGTGCAGGTTCAGGACAAGGTCACTCTCATAACATGAGTGCAAACTTTTCTGGTGATGCAACTTCAGTTTTACAACCTTATTTAACAATTATTTATATAATTAAGACGTAGGAGAAAATATGGCAACAAACGCAAATTGGACAATAGTATTTGAAGATAAAATAATTATTAAAAATAATGGTGCTGAAGCAGGCACTAGTTACAAAATTGATGATGATGCTTTTTGGAATCAATCTAAATTTTCAAATATTTGGGCTATTCAATATGGTACTTCAAATTCTTCTGATGCAGTAGAATATAGAGATGAGACTCCTCATTCTGAATATGATTCTTCTGTATTAGGTGATTTTAGTCAATTTTCTAGTAAATGGGACTCAGAACATTTAGCTAAATTACAAGCTGATTGGGACGCAGACGATAGAGATGAGTCTGAAAAAGGTTTAAGACCTACTTCTTATTCTTCTTAATTTTTTTATTAGATTTATTTTCATGTATGCAATCGTATGCATGATCTTTATTAGGTCCGTTTTGATTTACATAATGTAAAAATAGTTGAGCCATACCTTCACCTTTATATATTCCGGGACGCCAATGTTTTTGTTCACACCCTGCATATAAAACTGCATCACCTTCCTCTAATTTAAAAGAAGTTCCTTCAACAATAATTGGCCAATCATCATATTTTTTTATACAACAAGTAATACTTATTTCACATGCAGGTCTGTCTGTATGTTTTTTTAATTTTGCTCCAAATACATAGTATCTCCAATAAGCATAGGTTGGAAATAATTTTAAATTAGATTGTTTTTCAACAACAGATAATTTTGTATCTAAAATAGCATTCATTAAAGAATCATTGCTCCACAAAGGAGAGAATGACTGACCGTCAAATGTATTGTATTGATTTTTGTCTAACTTATTATAACAATATTTTTCAAAAAGACTAAGTTCTTCTTTTGAAAAAAAATTTTTTATTAATTTATATTCTACTGCAGCCATGCAACTATACTATACCTTGTTCCTTTTGTAATGGGTTGAATACTATGTGGATACATAAAATTACTTGGAAAAAATACAATAGATCCTTTATCAAGTTTTAGTCTTTTAATTTCTTTTTCTTTTTGATCTGTAAAAATTAAATCTCCCCCTTCATAATCATCATTTAAATTCATAATAACACTTAAAACTCTATGTGTTGTAGAATAATGGTCAGTGTGAATATTATATTTTCCCCCTGGAGTATATTTTAATAAATCTATTTGATTTATTTTATTGCTAGACATTTTAGGAAACTTTGCTTTATAATAAACATAAAGTCTTTCTATTTCTTGTTTTATATAATTCCAGTAAAAAATATTAGTTGGAGTATTAAAATTTAAATGAAAACCTTTTACATTTCTTATATTAATATCTAAACCACTCCTAACTTCTAAATTTTTTTTAGCTTTATGATTTATTAAAGGTATTATTTTTTTAATAAATTCAGGAGAAATTATACTTTTTAATTGAATTATTGATTCTATGTGGTCCATTTTATTTTAACGTCATCCAAGATGTTAAAATGTATTTTTCACCTGATAAAGGTGGATTACCTCTATGTAAATATGGAAACCCTGCAGGCCAGATAACTATTCTTCCTTTTTTAGGTTTTACTCTTTTTGAAAAATGTAAGAATTCTGTTTCTCCTCCTTCTTCTACATCATTTAAATATACAGAATAAACAAAAGCTCTTGCTTCATTTTGATATCCTTTTCCATGTTCTATATGCCAAACATGATAGCCTTCTGTAGGTAAAGTTTTTTGAATTTTTAAAGGACAGTAATAAAAAGGAACTCCGTAAGCATCTTCTGCTCCTGTATTTTTAATATAGTGATTAAAAGCTAATTGGAAATTAACTATTATGGGTTTTAATGATTCCCACCAAACTTCTATATTATAAGACTCTACAAAAAATTGTTGATCTTGTTTTTTAAGTACGGCTGACTTTTCGAAATCTATTCTATTAATTGTATTATTAAATTTATTTTCATTTTCATATAACTTAATAGCTCTATTACATTCTTCTTCTGTAATGTAATTATCATAAATACCTATGAAATTATTTATATTTACTGTTTTTTCTATCATAATTATGCTACTTTCATTATCTTTAAAATTAATATATAAGCTACTATATGCTACAAAAATTAAATTTCAAGCCTGGTTTTAACAAAATGGTCACGGATTCAGGAGCCGAATCTCAATGGGTAGATGGTGATTTTGTTAGATTTAGATATGGATTACCTGAAAAAATAGGTGGTTGGAATCAATTATCTATTGCAGGTGAAACATTACCTGGGGTAGCACGTGCTCAACACACCTGGACATCTTTAGCGGGTGAAAGATATGCAGCTATTGGAA